GAACATCATCGCAGATCCACCAAGCATCATGATGAGCTTGACTTCCGGTGCAACGTTGACCTTGTTTCTATACTTGACGTAAAGTTCTTCAAATACAGTATCGTAGTCTTCGACGCCCTCCATCACAGACTCGGACCAGCCCTCGAGCTGAATTTCAAAGGGGTTATATCTTTTGTTTAGGAACTCCAACCCTGTAACACACGCCACCAACATTCTTCTCGAAAACTTAATCGATTGATCAACCTCAATGCCGTAGGTGATTCGTTTAACTTCTGTACGAATGTCATCCACACTCGAATACATATTGAGGCGTTTATTAATGCTAACACCCTTCTTTTCAAGACGTGTAAGTTTGTTTAACAGGTCAGCCTTTTCTTCGTCGATCGACGCGTACCCCTTCGATGGTTGCTGTTCCACGTACCCACCGCCCGTATCACCGTAGTCTTCTTCCTCGTCAAAATACGGTTCAGCCTCACCATAATCCACTTCTTCAGAGGGAGCATTCGCTTGTACCGTTTGTTTATTTGGGTTGGCAAACGCATCAATCTCTTGTTGTTGCGGCATCATCGGTCGAGGCCTGGACATCGCCATCGGCCTCCGGGGTCTGGGTTGCGGCTTTGATGTTGAAATTTGAATTTCATCCATCAGGGCCTGTTCATTTTCATCAAGCTTCAGGATTTCAGTGTCACCACGATCGAGGATAATCTCTTCGTCCATCTACTCTTTATAATGAAACTAAACTACTACCTTTAACGCACTTTATAAAAAATGTCAGGTAGTAGTAAATGAAGTTCAACCGCAATATCATCCTGATTGTCATCAGCCTTGTTGCGATTTTGTATCTGATCCAACGTGTCGCCATCAGTTACTACCAGCCCAGACCGATCGAGATTGAACCGATCAATGAAGACTCCTTGTTCGACCTCGAACACAAGCTTGAATGTGCACCAGGTCACACGAAGGAAGGAAGCACGTACACCAAGGCTTTGACCCCGGGTGGCCTTTGCAAGTCTGAACAGCTCGTGCGTGATCAGGCCAGTTATGCCATCCTTGGTGGAATTGGTGGATCTTTAATCTAAGTCTACTGTAAATGACATCTGTCACATTCGGGTACCCGGATTTTGATTATGAATACTACACGATTACGGTGGATACAATTGGACAAGCGAATGCGAACACATTCACTGCTTATTTGAATACACCACTTCGTAATGTTGTTCAGGCTCGACTTCTCGGAGCTCGAATCAACACGGTATACAGTACAGAACATTGTTATATTTCCATCGATGAACTCGATAGTAATTTTGCCGACCGAACGACAAAGGATCCACCATTGTCTACGTCGACGCATCCAGGTCTCTCCGTTTTAAGAAATTCGTTCGCGTCTTTGGTGAGTAATACAACGGCGACTTCAGGTAACCAAGTCATCTCTTTCAAGGATGACTATGTCGTTGCCCAGCAATATTTGGATCCAATTTCTAAATTGGATCGTCTCACTGTTAATATTAGAGACGAGAACGGTGATTTGATTACACCGTCTACAGGTAATAATTTTTTGGTGCTTAGATTCATTTGCAGAAAGTCGAACTTAAATTAAACCTTTCCTTATTGTAAATATGTCATCCGGTGTTGTAAAGCTCATCGCCATTGGTGCTCAAGATGAACATATTATGGGAAAGCCAGAAATTTCTTTCTTCAGTTCGACGTTCAAAAGACATTCCAACTTTTCACAGACCGTCGAAAAACAAACAATACAGGGGGCTGTGAATGGTAATTCCATGTCTACGATTCGTTTCGAAAAAACAGGTGACCTTTTGGGGTACACCTACTTTACAATTGATGATAATAACGCAGCGTTAGATCATCCAGACTGGTCACGTCTTATTGACTACGTCGAACTTTTGATTGGTGGCCAAGTTGTTGATACCCAGGACTCCATATTTACGGAAAAAATTGCCATAGATACTTTTGCAAACAATGTATCCAAGAGTTCCAATGGTCCTCATCCTGGTTCAAGTGCTCGTTCTTACTTTTACCCACTTCGTTTCTTCTTTTGTGAAAGTCCTCAAAATGCTCTCCCATTGGTGGCGTTGAACTATCACAATGTGGAAATCCGTGTTCACTGGGGTCCGGATGCACAAAACTATAAATGGTCAGCCTACAGCAATTACTACTATCTTGACAATGAAGAACGCGGCGCGGTTGCGACACGTGACCATGAAATGCTCATTTTCCAGGTCCAGAAGAATATTCCGAGTAATGAACACATCCAGGAGCTTCACTTCAATCACCCAGTCAAATACATCGCGAGTTCTAATACGAGCGATTATAGTGCGTTAACATCTTATGATAACAAGGTCAAAGTGACAATCAACGGTGTCGACATTGATGGATACAAGTGGGCTCGTCCGCATTTTATTGAAGTCATGAACTACTATCACACAAATTTTGTGACTTCGCCAGACTTTTTCTTATTTTGCTTCTGTTTAACGACGAGTTTGATGCAACCAACCGGTACATTGAATTTTAGTCGTCTAGATAGCGCACAAATATTCAGTGAAACCCTACCAATAAAGGATCCTATCTATGCAGTCAACTATAACATACTCAAGATATCAAATGGGGTAGCAGGTCTGCTCTATGCCAATTAAAATGCAGACTTATATAAATGGTGAAGAACTTGAGCACTATTGATCGATCGACCAAGGTCAGATTGGGGAGACACGCAACTGACGATCAGGCCGATAATACAATCGTGATCAATGCTTCGAATGCCCCAATATCAGCTCAGACACCAGGATCATTGTATATGACACCAGTTCGTAAGGTACCTGGAGGTAATACGAAAATTGTAGGTTACGACAATATAACAAACGAGATCGTAGATACTGATATAGACGAACAAGCCATTATACCAAGAGTCGTAGACTTTTATGCAAACATCGGTAATACTTTTACGAGTACAATCGTCTTCGAAGGAGAAAATAGCCTAATAACTACTGGAAATGTGGGAATATCAAATACAGAACCCATTCACACGTTGGATGTTGGTTCCAACCTTTGGGTCGATGATACCGGGTCCACAGTTCTCAATGTAACCGGTGGTGTACACATTGATGGTAACCTAGATGTTGAAGGACAGTTGACTGTCATAGAATCTCAAAACCTTCGGATCAGTGATGCTATCATTGAAGTTGGCAAAGGCAACACAACGGCGGATGTCGGTATGATGTTTGATCACCAAGGATCCAATGTCGTCGTGGGCTACAAAGATGATGAACTTATCATGGCTCACACACAATCTTCGGCTGACCAAACATCTTTCACTGCGAACACAGCAAATCCAATTAAGGCACACGTGTATGGTTACCTAGTGACACAATCAAATGTGGGTGTCATCAACACGAACCCGATTCACACTTTGGATGTCGGATCAAATTTGTATGTCGATGACGTCGCGTCAAATGTTTTGTACGTGAAGGGTGCGACAGACTTAGATGGTAATTTAATTGTCTACGAAAATGCATACATCGAACAAGACTTGCGTATCAAAGAAAATGCTTACGTGACTCAAGACCTCACAGTCACCGAAAATGTTTTGGTGTCTAACAACTTGACGGTGACCAAGGATCTGACTGTCAATGATAATGCTTACGTCACTCAAGACTTAACTGTCACCGAAAATGTTTTAGTGTCTAACAACTTGACAGTGACTAAAGATCTCGAAGTCACCGAAAATGTTTTGGTCTCAAACAATTTGACAGTGACCAAGGATGTTGAAGTTGTTGAAAATGTTTTGGTGTCTAACAACTTGACAGTGACTAAGGACCTCACAGTCAATGATAATGTTTATGTCACCCAAGACCTCACAGTCACTGAAAATGTTTTGGTCTCAAACAACTTGACAGTGACCAAGGATCTGACTGTCAACAACGACGCCTATGTCACCCAAGACCTCACAGTCACTGAAAATGTTTTGGTCTCAAACAATTTGACGGTGACCAAGGATGTTGAAGTTGTTGAAAATGTTTTGGTCTCCAACAATTTGACGGTGACCAAGGATGTTGAAGTTGTTGAAAATGTTTTGGTCTCCAACAATTTGACGGTCACAAAAGATTTGACGGTCAATGATAATGCTTATGTGACCCAAGACCTCACAGTCACTGAAAATGTTTTGGTCTCCAATAATTTGACAGTCACAAAAAATTCTTACGTGACCAAAGATTTGACAGTCACTGAAAATGTTTTTGTGTCCAACAACTTGACCGTGACAAAAGATACAACGACTCAAGACATAAAGGTTACAACCTTAAGTGCTGGTCGAGTACCGTTCGTCGATGATAATAAATATCTCGTGGATTCCGCAAACTTCATATATGATACATCCAATAATAAGTTGACAGTAACCGGTGATATCGTCACGACGGGTAACATGTTCATCCAAGGTGAGACGACCTACGTGTCGACAGAAAATTTGGTCGTGAATGATGCCATCATAGGTATCGCAAACAACAACACGAGTGATACACTCGACATGGGTATTATCATGCAAAGACCAAGTAGTAATGTGGTGATTGGTTACCGAGGTGATGAGTCTGAAATTATCATGGCCCACACACTCGATGGCTTTTCGAACATTGAAATAACTCCGGATACTTCCAATTTGATTGATGTTCACGTGTATGGTCGCCTTAAGACCGACACTAATGTCGATGTTGGCTCCAACATTTACATTACTGATACGGGGAGTGCTGGTCTTATAAATGTGATCGGCAACGTCACAGCGACAACATTCAACGGAGATGGTGGTCTTCTTTCGAACATAGACCTCCAAGTTGTTTCTGATAAAGGTAAC